CGGATGGTCTCAGGTGTCCGTGAAAGCGGTTTGACATGTCGTTTTCATGGCGTCCGCACACCCCGTGGCGCGCGCACAGCACTTGGCGCGGGCAGCCGACGAGAATCCCGCAGGCCGTGCATACCGTCGTGCTAGCGAGACAAGCGCCAGTAATCCGCGTCCACAACAAGTAGAGCCGACATGCCACTGATCACCATCACCCCGCCTGACGCAGAGCCGGTCAGCGTTGAAGACGTAAAGATCGCCGCGCGTCTCGACGCCGAATCATTTGACGACCAGATGGCGCTGCTCCTGATTCCGGCGATTCGCGCGGAAGCAGAGCACCGCCTTGGCCGTCGGCTGATCACGCAGACTGTTGAGCTTGTCCTGGATGAGTTCCCGGACGGCGAAATCGACCTGCTTCTGCCAAGCGTGCAGAGCCTCACGAGCGTCAAATACTTGGATTCTGCCGGCGCTGAACAGACGGTCATCAACACCGACTACAGCCTGGACAACGCGAAATCTCCGGCCCGCGTCCTGCTCGACACAGACGCAAGCTGGCCGTCAACGTATGCCGTTCCGAATGCCGTGCGCGTGCGCTATGTCGTCGGGTATGGCGATGATGACGCATCGGTGCCTGCCAATATTCGCCTGTGGATAACCGCCATGGTGGTGCAAGCGCTGGACAATCCGGCTGGCCTGAACGTCGCCGCATTGCAACCGCTGCCATTCATTGACCGCCTGCTCGACGCCGAGCGCTTTTATCCGGCCTCCTGATGCAAACGACGCAATTCGACCCGGGCCGCGCAAAGCACCGTGTGCGCATCCAGCGCAAGAGCGTAACGCGCAATGCGATCGGCGAAGAGGTCATCAAGTGGCGCGACGTCGTGCTGACCGGCGATAAAGCCGTATGGGCTGAAGCCTGGCCGCTGAAAGGCCGCGAGTTCTTCGCCGCGCAACAGACACAATACGCCGCTGATGTCCGCTTCCGGATTCGCTACCGATCGGACATCAATCGCGAGCATCGTGTGCTGTGGAATTCCGATCCGTATGACATCGTGCAGATTATCGACGTTGGCGCAGTGCATCACACGACCGAGATCCTGGCTGTGAATGGGATTCGCAACGGGGCGAACGCATGATCAGGCGAGAGTATGGCGGGGACTTCGGAGGGATCACCGTAGAGCTTCAGGGGGTTGACGAACTAAAGCGCGCGCTCGATCAGGTTCCGGACAAGCTAAAGAAGAAGGGTCTGCTCAGAGGGCTGCGGCTCGCCGGCAACCTTGTCAGAGATGTTGCGCGCCGCGCGGCCCCGTTGCTGCAGACGCCTACGCCATACCGAAAGAAAGGCACCGTCCGCAGAAATATCGTCGTTCGGTCGTCAAAGTTCGCTAGAAAAGCAGGCGATGTTGGGGTTTTCATTGGCGTCAGAAAACTGAAAGGCGCGAGGACAAAAACTCTCGGCGCGGCCGGCGCGAAGAACCCAAACGACCCGTTTTACTGGTCTTTTTTGGAGTTCGGCACCAAGAAAATGTACAAGCGCCCGTTCCTTGCGGCCGGAGCAACGGTGCTTGATCAGGCGTCAGACGTCATCATCAGAGAATCAACTTCCGCTATCAACAAGATCAACACCGGGGCAGCCTGATGTCCGTTGAATCCGAACTCTATGCCGCGCTCGCCGGCCTGCCGGCGCTCACCTCGCTGGTTGGAAAGCGCATCTACCCGGATGTGATCCCGGAAGACGCAGACCTGCCGGCCGTCGTCACCGCGCGCCAGGGCACTGAGCCGGTGATCGGAATCGGCGGCGCCAAGTTCGGCGAGTTCGCGCAGATGATCGTCTCCGCATGGGCACCAACCCGCACGCTTGCAGAATCGATTGGCGATCAGATCGCCGAAGCCCTGCGCGTCGCAGGAAATCCGGTAACGAACCGCGCAGGCGGATACGACGAGGAAACCGGCAATTTTGCCGCAACGCTCGATACCACTTGGTTCACAGCGGCGTAACCCGCACCAGCACCACCAACGGCCCCGAAAGGGGCTTTTTTTTCGAGTAACGCCAGGCCCCGAAAGGGGCTTTTTTTTGGGAAATTGAAAAAATGGCAACGGCAAAAGTATGGAAAAACGTCGCTGTGGCAATGCAATCTGCTCTCGCCGCGGCCAAAACGATCACCGGCATCACCAAGGCAAGCCCCGGCGTTGCCAGTTCCGTGGCGCACGGATACGCCAACGGGGATTTTGTCTATCTGTCGGTCAACGGCATGTTTCAGCTGAATGAAAAGGTCGTCAGGGTTGCCGGCGTGGCGGCTGATACGTTCCAACTTGAGGGCGTCGATACGACGCTGTTCGATACCTTCACGTCTGGCACGGCTGAGAAAATCACGTTTGGTACGTCGATCACCACGGCTACCAACATCACGGCAAGCGGAGGTGGCTTCGAGTTCATCCCGACGACGACGATTCACAGCAACGTCAACACGTCGATCCCGGGTCTGCCTGAAGCCAGCAATTTCACCATGGACCACATCCACGACATTTCAGACGCCGGCCTGCTCGCCATGAAAGCGGCTTCTGACGTACAGGCGAAAAGGGCTTTCCGCTTCACGTGGGGTTCCGGCGGCCAGATCATGGTCTTCGCCGGCTACGTTGGCGCCTCGCTGCTTCCTGGCGGGTCCGCGCAGCAGCTTGTGACCACGCCGACCGCCATCACGATGAACGGCACGCCGACCTATTACGCATCATGAGTGCGCTTCTGCAGAAGATGTTGCGGGCTCGCGAGGTCCGCATTGTCACCGGCTCGCCGCGGCAACACACGTTCATTGCTCGCCGTCCAACGCCGATCGAGCGACAGGAAAAGTTCAGCGGCGACAACCCGGCGCGCGGCATCCTATCGCTCGTCATCGGGTGGGAAGACGTCACCGAGGGCGATCTGATCCCAGGTGGAGATCCTCACCCGCTGCCGTTCGACGCTGACGCCTGCGCAGAGTGGTTGTCGGATCGCCCTGACCTGTTCGCCGCCGTGGTCGATGGCGTCGTCAAGGCATACGACGCCTATGCCCAAGGGCTTGACGACATCCTGGGAAACTAACCGCCTGGCTGGAAGAGCAGGAACTGCCGGAGCAACTCCGGTCAGGCGAGAAGGCTGCGCCACGCACGGCACAAGCGGCTGTGCGGGCGTGGAACCTCATGGGCGGACTCGATTGGCAAGCGTTGCCGATCGTCGTGGACATGTTGGGAATCGGAGATCCTGAAGTGCTCATTTATCAGCTGGTGACACTGCGCGAGCACATGCGCACGAAAGAGGCCTGAGCATGGCAATTGCAACACTGACCGTCGACATCAATGCCAAGCTCGCCGGCATTCAAGGCGACCTTGGCAAAGTGTCGCGCATGGCAGAGCAAAACGCCAAGCGGATCGAGTCTGCCTTCTCTGGCGTAGGCTCGGCAATCAAGGGCGCATTCGCCGGGCTTGGCGCGTCGATCGTTACCGGCTTCCTGTCCGATGTCGTGCAGCAAGTGGTCGACGCGCAAGATGCGCTGGTCGATCTGAGCAAATCCACCGCAATTTCAATCGAAACGCTTTCCGGGCTAGGTTTCGCAGCAAAGACAACTGGTAGTGACCTAGACAGCATCGCAGCGGCCATCAACAAGCTACAGGTCAACATCGGCAAAGACCCCGAGAAGTACAAGCAGCTCGGCATCAATGCAAAGGACGGATACGAGGCTTTCAAACAGCTTGCCGACATCTTCGTCGCCATCGAAGAGCCGGAGAAGCGCGCTGCAGTCGCTGCCGAGGCGCTTGGCAAATCATGGGCCGGCGCTGCTCCAGCGCTGTCTGAGGGAGCCAAAGGATTCGAGGCTCTTGTCTCCAAAGGAAAGGATGTTTCCGGCGTCACTGCCGAGTCAGCCGCAAAAGCCGCAGAACTGAACGCAAAGCTTGACCTGCTAAAGGCGCGCGCTGGTGGCGCCGCTACAGAGCTTGTCAATTCGCTTGTGCCGTCGCTCGACCGCACGGCCGCCAGAATGGAAGCGCTCGCTGCTCAAGGGCAAGGCCTGCAGGCTGTCTTTGCCGGTCTGATCGGGCTGGCAAAGCTGCCGTTTGACTTGGCGCTCGGAGAGATTGACACCTCGCGCGCCGGACAAATCAAGGATCTTGAAAACAAGCTGCAATCGCTGGAGACCAAAGCCAAGCGCGCGACCGGTCAAGGCGGATTCCTCGGTGAATTGGTGTTTGGCAAGCCTGGAGAATTTGACCAGCAGATTGCCGTTACCAAAAATCAGATTGAGGCGCTGAAGAAGTTCAGCAAGGACGGCGCCAAAGCCGGCGACGAAGCCGCGAAAAAGCCGCCATCGGACGCAGCCATAAAGCAATTCGTCGGCGGTGGCGGTGGCGGTGCAAAAGCCGGAAGCCGGGCCGGCAAAGCAATCGACGACGGCGCCCGCTTGGTCGAGCAACTGAGAGACCAGATTCGCGCGACGCAGGATCTTACCGAGGTCGAGAAGCTGGAATTGGCGATTGCCGATGGAAAATATAAGACGGCAAGCGCCGGCAACCTCGCTCTTGCAATGTCGTATGCCGAAACGCTAGACAACATCAAGGCAACCAAGAAGGCGGTGGAGGAAGAAACAGACGCTCACAAGAAGCGGCTGGAAGTCTTCGCGGAAGGTGCGCGCGTCACCGAGTCAGTGCGCACGCCGGCTGAAGCGCTCAACGCTGAACTGGCACACCTGCTCGAACTGCTCGACGCCGAAGCGATCAGCATGGAAACATTCGGCCGCGCTGCAAGCAAAGCAGGCGACGACATGCAGCGGCTTGAATCCAAGACCGAAGAGACAGCCGACACGCTAACCGAGTTTGCCCGCTCAGCCGCGCAAAACATGCAGACGGCGTTCGCAGACTTCCTTTTCGACCCGTTCTCAGACGGCACCGACTCCATGCTGAAGAAGTTCGGCGAGACCATCAAACGGATGATTGCCGAGGCCGCGTCAGCCGAAATCATGAAGCGCCTTTTCGGCGACTTCGGAAGCAAGGGCGGAGGCGGCGGACAGATCGGCGGATGGGTTGGCTCAATCCTGAGCAGCCTGCCATCGTTCGACGTCGGAACTCCCTACGTGCCGCGCGACATGGTGGCAAAGGTGCATCAAGGCGAGCGCATCGTCCCGGCCGCGCAGAACCGGGCAGGCGGTGGCGGGCAAAGCATAAGCGTCGTCATCAACATGGCTGGCGGATCGAGCGGAAGCGACCTCCGGCAATCGGCCGGCGACATCGCGCGCCGCATCGGCCAGACCGTATCAGGAGCCGCCCGCTATGCCTGAGTTTTTGGAAGAGCGACTCCCGGAAGAGATCCGTATGGGCGCGCAGGTCCGCGACAGCTACGAAGTCCAGATCACGCGCACCGCTGGCGGCGCAGAGCATCGTCGCCTGATTCATTCCTTGCCTTTACGGCGCCTTGTGATCAACTTTACCGGGCTGCGCGATGACGTGATCAAGCGAGTGATGGACCTCTACAATCGCGCGCACGGCCGATATGCCGGGTTTCGTGTCAGATGGCCTGACGACTGCACGACAGCCACCGATGGCCGTGGTGCGCCGACAGCGATTGATCAGGATCTGGAGCTAGTCAGCGCTGGCGTCTATCAGTTGCAGAAAGCCTACGGGCTGGGCGCAACGGCTGGAGCGTCTGGCTATCCTGTCCGCACCATCTTCAAGCCTGTTTCCGGGACTGTCCTTGTCTCGATCGGTGGCGTTGTCCCGACGCTTGGCCTGTCGTCTGTCTCGACAACCGGGCGAGTCACTTTCGACGCCAACAAAACCCGCGCCATCACCGCCATCACCAAAGCCGTGCAGGCGGTCATTTCGTGCGCTGGCCATACCTTTGTGGCCGGCGAGTCGGTGCACCTCTCCGGCGTGGTCGGCATGGTCGAAATCAACGGATTGCGCGGTCTGATTGTCTCTGTCGTCGCCAATGTCTCGATCACGGTCGCTATCAACAGCGCAGGATTCACCGCTTACACCAGCGGCGGCACGGCCAACACCAGGCCGCAGTCTGGCGAGGCGGTCAAAGGCGGCTGCGAATTCGACCTGCCTTGCCGTTTCGACTCCGACGTCGACGCCACACTGCTGACCCGCTCAGTGCGCGAAATAGGATCAATGGAAGTGGTGGAGCTGCTGAATCCATGAAGGTGACAGTCGCCGCACCGGAGACGCGCATCCTATGCCTGCGAATCGAACCGGTATCTGCTGGCCCGATCTACCTGACCGACTATCCGCGCGACCTCGTTATCAGCGGGCACACGTACCTGTCGACCAGCGGCTACGAATTCACCGGCTATTCTGCAACCGCAGACTTTGCGCCGGCGTCACTCGACCTTGACGGAATCGCTGGCGCTGCTGGTATCACCAGGGCGGCGATTGCCAGTGGCGTATTCGACGGGGCGCGCTGCTACATCTTCGCCACCTCGTGGGCGGCTCCGATCGAGAACGAAGAACAGATCACGGCCGGCGTATTCGGCAAAGCAACGCTGCGCGACGACCGCTATCAGATCGGGGGCGTCAGCCTGATAGACGCACTGAACCAGGTGGTCGGCGATACCTACGGCGCCGCCTGTCCGAAGACATTCTGCGGCCAGGAATACGCGGGATGCATGGCGGACCCTGTGGCGAACACCGTGACTGGCACGCTAACGCACGTGACCAGCACAACGTCATTTAGAGACAGCGCTAGGGCAGAAGCCGCCGACACGTTCGGCGCCGGCACGATTCAATTCACGACTGGCGCCAATGCCGGCTTGAAGCCGCTGGAGATCAAAGCGCACGCCGCTGACGGCACGATCACGACCTTTGATGGCGCCTATTACACTCCGGCCGTTGGCGACAGCTACACGATGCTACGCGGCTGCCGGAAGCGTCTGAGCGACTGCCAAAACCGGGTCGGCGGCTCGAACGTGGTCAACTTCGGCGGCTTTTTGTGGATTCCAAACGGATCGACATATGCTCACGTCGGCAGAAGCGGCGCCGCATGACAATCTGCGTAGCCATGTCGGAGAGGAATAGCGCGTGCCAATAAACACCAACTGCCGGAGTTTCGCGCACGACGGGATTTGCACACACCAAGCGGCCCCTCGTCGCCTATTCGGCCCATCAAGATGCATTGTCTGGCTGTTTGAGGCCGGCAAGCATTCCGATCCACGAGAAACCGTGCCGGTTTGCGCTCTTCGGTCTGAGATGCCGCGGCCAAAGCTTCCGCCTGTAAAGCCATGACCGCGGACGACATCATCGCCGCTGCTCGCGATTGCATCGGCACGCCATTCGCTCACCAGGGTCGAGTGGTCGGCGTCGGGCTCGATTGTGCGGGCGTTGCAGTCCATGCCGTGCGCGCGCTCGGGGTTGATGTTCTTGACGTAACCGGATACGGGCGGACGCCGAACAAGGGCCGATTGACCGCCGCCATGGACGCGCAGCCCATGATCGAGCGCTTGCCAGACATCGCCGACCGATCCGCTGGCGACATCCTGCTGATGCGATTCTTGGGCGAGCCGCAGCACGTCGGGATCTGCACCGGCTCCGGCATCATCCACGCATACGAGGCTGTCGGCATGTGCTGCGAGCACGATCTGTGCGCCAAGTGGCTCGCGCGCATCGTGCGCGTCTATAGGGTCAAGTGGCTCTCATGAGCACAGCAGGGCAAGCACTCGGCGGGCTAATCGGCGGCGTTGTTGGCTTCTTCAATCCTGTCCTTGGCTGGCAGGTCGGCGCGCAGCTTGGAATATGGCTCGGCGGGCTTCTCGACCCACCAAAAGGCCCGACAGTCACCGGGCCGCGGCTTGGCGACCTCACCATTCAGACGGCCACATACGGCGCCGTCATTCCGCGCGTCTACGGCACGGTCCCGATCGTCGGCAATCTTTTCTGGCTGGAAAACAACGCCATCCGCGAAACCGTCGTCAAGAAAAAGTCAGGCGGCAAGGGTGGCAGCAAGACCAAGACGAAGACATACGTCAATTATGCGACATTCGCTGTTGGCTTGTGCAAAGGCCCGATTACAGGCGTTAAGCGCATCTGGATAAAGGGCGAGCTGTTCTACGATGCAGGCTCATCGGACGGCGCAACGATCGCCGCGTCGAATGCCGCATCCACCGGCTTTACCGTCCATCTCGGGACAGACACGCAGCTGCCGGATACCCGCATTCAAGCCACGCTCGGCGCCGCCAACACGCCGGCATGGCGCGGGCTGGCGTACATCGTCTTCCTTGACCTGCCGCTGGCGCAGTACGGCGATAGCCTCGTCGGCGCGCAGGTAAAAGTCGAAGTGGTGCGCACCGGAACCGAACAGCACTATTCAGCGACGTATGGCGCGCTGCCGAACCGGGCATGGAAATATGTCGCCTGGACTGGAGCTGAATTTCTAGCTGTACAGCAAAGCAGTTCACATATCGCTCGATCATCTGATGGGGCTGCATGGACAGAATCAGTCCCGACGTTTTCAGGAGCATTTATTCAAGGGATGGTTCAGACATCGAAATCAATCATTTTGATGTCAAGCGCAAACCTCTATAGATCAACAAATAACGGCATCACATGGTCAACTATTGCGGTTCCTGGCGGCTATTCTGCGACGGCAATCGGATACGACGGCAGCAAACTACTGATGGCTGGGACGGCCGGTTTTTCGGCTCTCAGGCTATGGATTTCAGAAGATGACGGCTTAACATGGGTCGATCATCTGTCACCTGACTTGACTTCGTCATCGTCGTTTGGAGTCGTGCTGCACAATGGGTCTCGCTGGATAATCATAAACAACGGCCAACGGCTTTACACCTCTGAGACCGGACTAAGTGGAAGCTGGACACTGAGGCAGACGCTGATCGCGAGTAATTGGAATTGGGGCGACGCGATGAGCACAGGCCATGTTGTGCTAATCAGCTCTGGCTCTGGCGGCAACTATGCAAGCCCGGATGGAATCACGTGGACCTACTATGCTGCAGGGTTTTCGCTTGCTACAGGTCAAGGTTCAATAGTTGCAAATGACGGACAAGTATTCGTTGCTGCCGGCTCGAATGGCTCTTATGAGTGGTCAGCCGACTACGGCGTGACGTGGACGCCGGTCGCCAAAGTCGGCAACTTCACCAACGCGCCGATCGTCTGGACAGGCGCCGTCTTCATGCAGTTGGATCAGGGCTTCGGCCGCTGGCGCACGATCAAGCCATACACCATCGCTTCAGTCTCGCCGACGCTTGATGACATCGTCTCGGAGGAGTGCCTTCAGTCTGGCATTCTGCAGCCGGCAGACATCAATACTGCAGCGCTAACCAGCACCGTGCGCGGCTATACCGTGGCGAGTGTCGGCAGCATTCGGGGCGCTCTGACGCAGCTTGCGGCATCATGGCCTTTCGACGTGGTGCAGAGTGGCTACGATGTGACCTTCGTCCCGAGGGGCGGCGCATCCGTGCAGACCATCCCGCAAGAAGACCTTGACGCGCGCGGCGATGGCGCGGAAGCAGGAATTCAGGTCACCGCAAGCAGGGAAATGGATACTCAACTCCCGCGCCGAATGGTCATCAAATACCTCGATTATGGCCGCGAGTTCGACGTCGGCGAGCAATACGCCGAACGCCTCAACACCGATTCGGTGCACGAGGAAACGCAGGAAATCGCCATTGTCTTGACGGGCGCAGAAGCCGCTGGCAAAGCGGAGGTGCTGCTGTTTATGCGCTGGCTTGAGCGATACGACCTCTCGTTCAATTTGCCGCAAACGTATAACCACCTCGAGCCTGCCGACGTCGTGACGCTCGAAACGCCAGAGGGTAACGTCCTGCTGCGGCTGACGGCAATCAACTACACCAGCGACAGCCGCTTGGAATGCCGAGCGAAATACGCCGATCAGGCTGTCTATACTCCGGCCGCTCTCGGGGTGGCGCCAGTTGTCACCGGGCCGACGACCATAGCATCATCCGGCGCCTCGTCGTATGTGCTGCTTGACGTGCCGTATCTCCACCCGGCGCAGGCGGACCCCGGCTTCCTCGCGGCGATGTTCGGCGTCTCTGCCGGCTGGCCTGGCGGGGTGCTCATCCGCACAGACGACAGCGGCACCACATGGAATGACCTGCAGGCATTTGACCCGCCGGGAAGCGACGTCGGCATTGCCACCAACACCATC